TATTCGTAAATAAATTATTTGAAAAAGGATATAATAGTATCAGACTTTTTAAAGATAGAAAATCTTTTTATGTTTACGTTTATAGCAGTGTATGGACAAGAACCAAGATTGAGGTTTTTTCAGAGAACCCTGATCTCTTCTATTTCACAAACGTGACGGATGAAATCAGTATATCAGATTTGGAAGAAATCTCTATATCTTGAAAAATATAGCGGTTTATTCAGATATTTATTACCTTTGCACCGCATATGGCGTTGTGCATATCAGGATCGGGTGGCACCGGCTTGTACCGGACCACCCGTTTTTTAATCCTATGTCAACGAAAAAGTTTGCCATTTACCCCAACTACCGACCCAATATAGCCTGATCTTAATCAATTGCCCCGAATAGGTTGCTTGAAACCCTATTTTTTGAACATCATTTGTCCCTATAAATATAACAGCATTTTGCCCATCACCACTTTCGAATGGAGAATTAGATGTTGATTTAGTTGTTTTCCGAATCCCATTCCATGTAAATGTATTGTAATCTTCAATGGGATTAACATCTCTATCGAAGAACTGTTCCATAGGCATTAGTCCATCTTTCTTGGCTGTAGCAACACCAATCAGTTCTCCCAGCTCTCAACTTATGCTATTATTTTGTTGCTATTTGTTGCCAATCACTTAATGGTTCTGTCGTTTCAATAACCGTTAAATCAATCATGGCTTTTATCTCCATAATGCCAGCTGAATTATCAGGGCATTCCAGCATGAAGTCAAAATAATTAGCGCTATTCAACTTTTGATACAGCTTAAATTGGATATCATTTCCACATATCAATTTAAAATGGGAAACTCCATTACGATACCCACTTAATGAAGCTACATAGCAAGACGATATTCCACTTCTTAGCACATATAGTAAGCATATTACAGGCTTATATACATGTAGTTCCTCTTTATATGCTATCTTGTATAATTTGCCTTGAATTAAATCAAAATATGCTGTTCTCCTTGTTAATCCCTTATTAGTATTTGTCGAAAGTGGCAAAAGTTCTCCCAGCTCTCGTTTCGAATAGATTTTATGTCAATATATAGATACCCAATCATACCATCTTCCATTATCTCTACCTGTCCTAAAATATGCATTTCCGTATAAGCCATTACCTAATAACTGTATTCTTTGTCCTGCTGAGAATACTATTAAGATTCCGTATTGAATATCTTTCCCATTTAGTACCCCTGTTGTAGGGGCACTAATTTCATAGATTCCTGATGTTAATACATTATTTAAGTCATCTGTTCCTGTTAATCTCCCTTTATTCATGAAAGGGAACAGCTTCAAACTGTTCATTAGTTCTCCCAGGACTTTCGCGGCAGCCGAAGAAGATGTCAAAGTTGGGTTCTTGGAACCGTCCAAAGTACGGAGCCAAGAGAAGGTGTCGGACTGGGGCAACTGGTCCTCAAACTCATCTGTTCCGGCTGCCGCAGCGGCAGCAAATGTTGATATTTCTGATGCAGCGGAAACAATCCGTGCGGAAACTAATTCTGTCATCTCATCGACGGTCACCTGTCGTTCGTTGCCGTTTTTATCCACAGCTTTAAAGCCAACTATATTATTCAAGTCCATAATGCAAATTTTAAAATTAAAACAAATACTTCACCCATGCAAAATAATTACTGTTCTCAATATAATTCGGATCATCCTCGTTGGAATATGCCTCCCTCTCAAACGATACCGTCTTATACGCCCTGCCGGCATCCTTCAACCGTACCGCCCTGACCAGCCACTCCACACCATACCAGAGATAGAATGCCAGCCCGGCCAGTACCAGCCACCAGGCGGAAAGGTCAAAACACAACAGCAAGATCCAGATAACTGTACCGATGGCAACTGCCATCTCAACCCATTGACGGGCGTGGGTACACTCATGGTTTCTCACTTTCTGAGTGATTTTCTCTTCCGGTCGCTTGCTTAAAACAAACGGACCGATTGTTATCGTATGGCAAGAACTGAACGCAAGCAGCACCTTGGCCAGAAGGTTGTTACAATATACCTTTTTCATGTTGTTCCTCCTTTTTATCTAAATAATCATTCAAAGAATCAGCCAGCAGACCGGGCAGCATGGAGGTGGAGCGTCTTATGATATCCACCTCTTCTTCGTCAATCTCGACACCTTCAGCAGTAGATTTGAATATCTTCTCAGCAAGGAGATGCGCCTTCAAACCCGCTACGTTCTTGTATATCCAGTCACCGTAGGCCTCAGTGATGTTGTTGGCTATCAGTTTTTCTTTCTTAATCCCGTCGTAAATAGGAAATTGTGCAAAATTTATTCTCATACTTTAATATTTTAAATGTTATAAATCCACCCAGGTACTTCCTCCATTCGTTGACTTGCGAATTCCGTTTCGCCCGACTGAAAAAATATAACTTCCACATCTTACATACAGAGCATCATTCGCTGTTGAAACATCCCCGGTTGATGATACAGTTATACTTCCACTTCTAATTACTGTATCCAAAATACCTTGGTATAAATGTCCGTCTATTGACTGGAACCGTTCGTATTTCATTTCAAATTTGTCGTATTGCAGCAACAAATTATCAACATTTACAGCCGACATATTAGTGCTGCCGATAAAATTATTACCGATATTGAATCCGCCAATTGTCCCCTTTGTCGCTATGATAGTCCCGGTGATATTCGCTTTCTGACAAAGAATCTCTCCGGTCTTTGTGTCCATCCTCAGATTAGGCTGGCCGTTAGTGCTGTCCTGTGACTGCATGATACCGTAAGGTGCCCCGTCCGATGTGTATCCGTTCAACTTGAACATAAATCCGGCTATGTTCGCCTTATCAGCAAGGAATATGTCGGTTACCAGACTTTTGTATTTCTGCATGACTTCCCAGTTGGAATCTCCGTTAGCGGATGTAGGAGCCGCTGATACAGAACTTCCATAGTTGCGCACAAGAAAATTGTAATAAACTTCACCTATTTTGTGAATGATCTTGTCACGCTGTTTTGCATTCCATACGTATGTCTGTCCGGAAGCCCATACACCTCTGTCATAAGGGAACGCACCCGTAGCTCCTGTTGCTCCTATGGAACCATCATTTGCAACACCCACACCCTTCTCGGCCACATAATTGTCATTCCAAGCAGCAGCATCGGAAGCTGATTTATAAGCCCGGACGGCAAACTGGGTGTATCCGGCTGTCGCAGGTACGGATATCTGGCTGTTCAGTGTCGCACCTACATGAGCCAGCCAGCTTCCGTTGTATTTGCGTGCAGCCAGATAAAGCGTGCTGCACGTGCTTACATTGCCTGCCACATTCTGTTTGCAAGTGACAAGGAATCCAGACGGGGATGGCGTGCCTGTTGAAGTGAAGTTGATCACGCTGACAGGACTGTCCAGCCAGTAGGATGCCGACGGTCCGACGGGAGCAACCATCTCCTGCCAGTCCGCATGTACCGTCCGGTTCGCAGATCTGCCGGCGAGGATGTATCCGCCGTCTCTTTTCCTGCGGAGTCTGCCGTTTCTGAACTTGGCGATTTTAATCGGAGGGTTGGAGGTTTCAACCTTGCTTAAGTAAGATCCTCCGGCAAACGATACTGTACTGTTCTTGGCATACGGAGTATTGGCGGATTCCCAATGACCGGCTGCTGTGATGCTCTCACCATCCTTTCCGTCACTGCCGTCCACAACCATCGGGACAGTCTCGACATCAACCGCCTGACCGTTCACGTAGAACACGAACTTCAAGCTACTGGTAAAATTACCGGAAGCCACCCCGACACCATCACCGATGGGAACCTCGGCCGCACCGTCACGACTGTACTTCAACTCCCCGTCCGTTGTGGCCGTAGTGACCGCACCGACTGTCTTCATACGCCGGCAGGATACCGAAGCTACACTGTAACCGCCGTTCTTGTTCTTGCTGACCATCGTGGCCGAAGTGACAAGGCTATAAATTACCGCATCGGAACCGTCCGCCCCGCCACGGACACCGGTTATCTTGAAAGTCAGTTCACGGGTATAGAGCTGCCCGTTCTTCATTGCAGCCAGTGTGATGGTGACCGTATTCTGTTCCGGAACCGACTTTCCGGCAGCGACGGATATCGCCACCGCTCCGGTGGCCTTGCTTGTGCTTGCCGTGAAACCGGCAGGCGTGCTGACTGTTAAAGTCTCAAGGGTGAGTTTCTCGGTACCGTACCACATGGATACATGGGTAGTCCATGACTGTGCGGAAGTAGTAACACCGGTACTGGTAAGAGCGACGCTCACCATCTCATTGTCAAGGTCGGCCATGATATTCGACTCCCCGTCCTTACTCCAACGGTGCACAGGGGCCGGAGTGCTCCATTCACTCCATACTCCATCACGCTTCACACGTTTGCACGCCCATTCCACCTGATGGTCTGCATCCACGCCAAGAAAATCATCTGTCCAGCCTTCCGGTATATAATCATCCTGCTGCTTCGAATCCGGCTTGTCAGGGGTAAGGCCGATGATGTTGGTACGGGTGTAGATCCACTCGTAACCTTTGCCGTCCTTACCGTCAGTCCCGTCTTTGACCATGACCATCCACAAACCATTCCGGTATATGTAAGTACAATGGTCAGCCGTATTTCGGTAGCTGTCACCCTCCTTGGGATTGGACGGATGGGATGCGAACTCACCCAAGAAGGTGATACTCTCACCTTTAAGTTCACGACCGTCCAGCAGCATCTCCCAGTCTTCATGCACGGTCCAGTCGGCTGATTTCCCGGCAAGGATATAACCGCCATCCTTTTTCTTTCGATAATTGCCGTTCCTGAACCTTGCAATTTTAATCGGAGGATTGGATGTTTTCACCTTGGAGATAAAAACACAGCCCGCCAAAGTGACCATGGTATTGACCTCGTATGGGGTCTTAGAGGATTCCCAATGACCGCCACCTATTACAGACAAACCGTCAGCACCGTCCTTACCTTTGAACAACGACCATGTATAATCGGAAGGGTTGCTGCTCTCTGTGGCGGTTTCCTTGTTTACTGCGATTCCTATATATTTTGTAGTATCCTTCGGTTGTTGGTACATGCCCGTACCGTCCGCATTGTCCGAATAGGCTATCCATGTGTAATAGGTCTTTCCATCCGCTCCGGGTGCACCGGGAACACCCTGCTCACCCTTTATCTCACTCCATGTGTAGTCGGAAGGGGTGTTGCTCTCCACCGCACTCGTCTTGTTGTAGGCGAATCCGATATACGCTTTCCCTGTAGGATTATTGCTGATACCTCCGCCTTGTGCGTTGTCGGCGTATCTTATCCATGTATAGTAAGTAACACCGTCCTTTCCCGGCGTTCCGGGAACACCTTGCGGACCTGTCGCTCCGTCCGCTCCTTTGTCCACTTGTTTCAGCCATGCCGGGTTATCATCTGATGGCTCGGTTGTCGTTCCGTTATCATCAACACACAACCACAAAGCCCCGTTATGTGACACCCGGTCATAGTAGGCGTACTTACCTGCAACCCATTCACCCTTGTCCAAAGGTACACGAACCTTGTTCCCCGTTATCTCATCTATCTGGAAGATAAGCCCAGTCATGATAATGTTTTGAAGAACGGCTGAGTAATTGTCCGCATTAATACCGGCTACAGTCATGCCTTTTTTCTTGCCGAACCACGCAGGCATCTGTGCCGGCTCCGGGTCCCAAGTGTTGGCATTGTCAAAGAATGTAATACAGTTGTTTCCGTTGACGGAATCAATAAGTATATAAGTCTGACGTTCCGGGTCCGTAAAGTTACCTGTTTGTGCCAATACCATCTGCTCGGCAGGTTTCCAGTCAGAATGCCCCGGACGGGGAATGAC